TGTTCTAAATGAAAGGTCACCATGGGCGCCGGACTTACCGACACGTTACCCCCAGGCACACTCGCCAATTCAATCCAACGGCACTTCTCCAGGGATCTCCTGGAGCGGATGCTGCCGACTCTGATCTTTGCGGAGTACGCCCTCAAATCGCCTCTGCCGGCCAAGTCAGGGGCGAAGACGATGAGGCTCTTCCGCTTCGACATCCCGACCCGGGCGCACGTCGTCAAGGTGGATGGCACGGCCGGAGTCGAAGGCATCCCGATGACCCGGGACAAGTATCGGCAGCTCAATCTTGAGTACGTCGATGCCGACCTGGCCCAATACGTTCAGACCATCGCCATCACGGACGTTGCGGACGCCGTGACCCTGTTTGACCTCCTCGGCCAGGCCAACCTGCAGAATGCCGAGGACGCGGCTTTGCACTGCGACTCACTCACGCAGTACGAGCTGGCCACGTCGACCGGGACGGTGGGGAATGTGAACTACGCGAATAAAATCTATGAGTTCGCGCAGGGGGATGCCGACTACGCCGCGGTGTACAGCGGCGGTGTCAAGGCCCCCGCGCATGTCCTTATCGCCTCGGACATCCTCGACGGGGCCACGGCCCTTAAGGTGAACAAGGCGCCGAAAATCAATGGCTCCTATGTGATGGCCTGCCCGCCTCAGGTCACGCGGGACATCATGGCCGGCGCGCCCCTCAACACCGTCTGGCTTAACGCCGCCCAATACTCCGCCGTGCAGCAACTCTTCAACGGCGAAGTGGGGAAGTTGTACGGGGTGCGAATCGTCGAGCACAACAATCCCTACCAGACGGGCGTCACGGCTCCCGGGGCCAACCCGCCCGCGGCCGAAACGGCCGGCGGGATCGTGCATCACGCCTTCATGTTCGGGCGCCAGGCGTACGGGCTGCCCGATCTTTCCACCCTGGGCTCGCCCTACGCGCCCTCGGTGTTCGTGGTCACGGGCGCGGACAAGTCCGACCCGGCGAACCAGATTCGCGCCATGGTCAGTTGGAAGGCCTTCTGGGCGGCGAAGCTCCTTCAACCGAAGTGGCTCGTTCATATGGTGACCCAGAGCGGTTCCAACGCCTGACCGGCGCTCGGAAGAGAATTCTCTCCCGCGGGGACCCGCCAACAGCCGGGGACTCTGCGGGGGGTCAGCGGTGCCGGGCACCGGAGTAGGTTCAGAGGGTTGGGGATTCGACTGTGGGGTTGCTTGACCCAAGCCAAAGAACCCGAGGTGCCCGGCATTTTCAGAGAATCAACAATCCAACTAGAGTCCCCATACCATGCCTAAAAAAGGTTCCTCCGGTAAGTTGGCCACCCCCTACGAAAAGCCCACCAAGGGCACGAAGAAGAAGTAGGGAAGGATGCCCATCTACGAATACGTTGGCCCGGAGGGTGAACGTCACGAGGCCCTGCTTCCTTCCCCCCTGCCAATCCTGAATTGGAACGGGAAAGAGTTTCGGCGCGTCGAGGTGACGCGGTTCGCCCTGGCCGGCTTCAAGTCGTTGCCAACCCTCGGTGACGAGGTGATGCGCGGTTACCGGATCGAGGAGGAACGGGGCGGCTCCCGGTTCCGCACCCGGCTCCCCACGCGCAAGGTCAAGGAAGCCTGGGCCGACGAGCTCACGCGATGACCAACAGCGAGATTGAATGGCTCCTGGCGCGGACCAGGCGCGAGCCGATTCCGCCGGACCGGATCGGGCAGGGCGGCGCCAACCCGGGGGATTCGCTGGTCTGGGACGGTGAACATTGGGTGCCGACCCCGGCGCCCGTCAGTCCCGGGACAAACGTCCGCGGCGCGGATCTTGCCCTCAACTTCCAGTCGCAGGCCGAGGAACAGGTGGCCGTCGCGGTTCATAACCTCGAATCGGGCGCGCTCACCGTTCAGCTCCTGACCACGGCCTTTGACGGGCTGTGGGCCACCTTCGCCGCCCCCTGGCGGATTCTCGACTCAAACCGCATCGAGGTGCGGGCCCAGCAGGGATTTACCGGCCCGGCCCGCGCCATCGTCACCGCCCTCGTCACCGCATAACCCCACAAAGCACCCCATGACAAACCCAACCCCAATTCTTCAAGTCATCAAAATTGCCGAAGCCATGATGGTCCTCGAACGCGAGGACGACGGCGGCGTTCCCGGCTTCCGACTCAACGTCCGCGGGCAACTCCGCTGGGCTGCCGCGCGCAAGGCGATCTTCGTGCATGTCGATGCTGTCCGGCAGCTTTACACGAAGGCGCTCGAAGACGAGCAGGACAAGACCGAGGCGGGGACAAAGCGGGCCATTGAGAGCGTTGACGCCGCTCTGGAAGGCGAGCTCATTGACCTGCCCCTACCGCCCCCGATCCAGGCCGAGCTCATCGAATCCCTGCCCATCGGCGGGCCGACCCTGTTCCCGGTCCTGGCCGCGCTCTCGGGCGTGATCCTTTCCAGCGATTACGATTTTGGAAGCGACGGTCAGACCTCCCAGCCTCGGACCAACGGGGAACAATTGGAAGCCGTGCCCCGGCGGACGCTTGCCGCGGCCGGCACCTGAGCCATGAATTTTGACCTCCTCCATGACGCGCATTTCCACCGCAACCGCATTCTGCGGGCTGGCTCCCAGCTCCTGACCGCGGCGCCGTCGGATTCGGTCCTGGGGGAGTTTGGATTCTTCGACAGCGGGGCGCCCGCGGCGAGCCGTCTACACCTGGCCGTCTGCGACAATTCCGGCACCAACCTTTGGGCCCTCCTGGCCGGCATCAATCGGGCGGAAACCATCGCGGGCCTGTGGGTTTGGAACCCGGCGCCGCGGGCCCCCGCGACCGGCTCACGCGCGCCTTTCGTCCTGGGCACCGATTCGAGCTTCGAGCCCGGGACCATCCTGAGCAATCAGGTCGCCGGGCTGAATGCCGAGTATCACGGCGGCCGGAAGGTTCTCGAATACGCGATCAGCGCGCCCTCGACTGGCTTCGTGCCGGTCTACGGCGGCTCCGGGCAGATTGCCGTTGCCGATCCGGTCAACGAATACGATGCCGTCAACCGCCGCACCTGGTCCGCCGGCCTGACGGGCATGGTGGTCTTGGCACCCTGCCGGGTGGCGAGCGTCGTCCGCCTGGCCGGTGTGCGCGCCGGGAACGTCATCACGGCCTCCTCTCCCGGCGCTCTGGTGGTGGATGGCGTGAGCGTCATTGCCGGAAACCGAATCCTCCTCAAGGACCAGCAGACAGGGGGGACGGCGGTCGATAACGGCCCTTACTCCGTCACCAACGCGGGCGCGGCCGGGGTGAATTGGATTCTCACGCGCACGACGGACGCCGACGCCACGGGCGAACTCACCGTGGGCGCCCTCGTTTACATCGAGGAAGGCACCACGAATCGGGCCACTCAATGGTCATGCCAGAAGCTCTCGGGGCAGACCGGGAACGTGATCGACATCAACGTGGAGGGGAACGTCTGGCAAAAGAGCTTCCAACAATCGGCCTACATCGCGGGGCGCGGCCTGGTCCTGAACGGCCTGGAGTTCAATTTCTCGCAGAACTCGGACTACACGGTTGGAACCCTATTCACCGCGACCGGCGCCCGCACGGTGGCGCCACTGGCGTCGCCCTCGGCCAAACGCTGGCTGTCCCATCCCGGCACCGCCGCCACTCAACCGGCCTGGGCCCAAATCGCGGTGGCGGACATCACGGACTTTCCGAACGTCGTCACTTCACCCGGGACCGGCACCGTCGGCCGGCATACCCGATGGGCCACGGGCACGAGAACGCTTGAGAATTCAAACCTGGAGGATTTCACAACCGGAGTGGTCGGTGCCGGCAACACCCTGGCCGGCGCGACCGTCGGGCTCGGATGGGACGACAAGCCCTTCAAGGATGCGTGGCTCAATCTCCTCCGACTGGCCCCGATCACCGGCACGCCCGGCCAAGTCTCCGGCCTCCTCGGCTTCGAGGGGGCAACCGCGGACCCCAACGCGAACCACAAGCGGGTGGTGGGCTGGACCGCGACCGACGTTAAGGGCTGGCTCGGAATCACGGCCTCCGACGTGGGCGCGGTGCCGACGACGCGGACCCTCACCATCGCCGGCACCGCCGGCCAGGTGAGCGTCAGCCCCATCGGCGCCCAAGACCTCTCGGCAAGCCGCTCCTGGCTCGTCTCCCTCGACTTCGCGTCTCTCGATTCCCGATGGGTCACGCTGAACACGGCCCAAACCCTGGCCGGCACCAAAACGTGGCAGTCGGCCAGCAGCGATCCTTCAGAGGCCATGGTGCGACTGCGGACCTCTGGCGCCTCCGCCATCGCCTGGCAGGTGACGGCCGGCGGGACGGTCTCGTGGGGTGACGGCGTGGCGCCGCCAGTCGCCAGCCTGGACTTCTCCAACGACAGACTCCGGGTGTCCGGCAAGCCCTTCTGGTTCGACACCACGGCGCCGGTCCGCATTTCGAGTGCCCTGCCCACCGGGCCGGCGCCGGTCACGGTCCTCGGTCTGACCGTGAATGACGACGTGCAGGAGATTGCCGCGGCGGACCTCTGGACCTGGCTTGGACAGCCGACCCTGGCGGCCGGCGCGGTGGGCTTTGGCAATGCCGGAAACCGGCTATCGGGCAACGCCAACCTGTTCACTTGGGACGCCATCAACAATCGGCTGGGCATCAATGTTGCCGCGCCGAGCGTGGCGCTCGATGTCCTCGGTGCGAGCCTCCTGACCAACAACGTCACGACCGGGACCTACCCGGGCTCGCGCGCGGTCATCACCGACACCTCGAACAACTCCGCCGATTGGACCTTGCGAAACCTGATCGGTTCCCTGGTTCGCACCGTCAAAGCGGGAACCGCGGCTTTCGTGACCACGGGCGCCATCACGAGCCTGCGCTCGGAGCTCGTGCTTGCCGGTGGCAGCGTGACCTACGCGGCCGGGATTGTGTCGGTGGTGGCTCCAGGTGGCGCCGCCATCCCCGCCAGCGCGACCAGCCTTTACGCCTTCCTCTCCTCGCCCCTTGGCGCGGCCGGTTCCCTCGGCACCATCGGGACCTTTGCCCACTTCCAGGTGCTGGCACCCGCCCCACCATTCCCGCAGGCCTCCGAGCATTACGGGTTCCGGTGCGCCGACCTTCCCAGCGTCACGGGCGCGACCATCACGGCCGGGGTGCGGATTGACATGAGCGGCCCAGGCGTCGGGACCCGGTACGCCCTGTACGCGAGTTCCACGGCCAATAGCTTCTTCGGCGGCCCCATCGGCCTCGGCGTCACGGACCCGACCGGGGCGCGGCTCTACCTGGGGGTCGGCACCGCCACGCAAGCGCCGATGCGTTTTGCCGGTTCGTCCTCGTCCTCGTCCCTCCTGACCAGCCCGGTGGGCGGCGCCTTCGAGTCGAGCGGGGACCGGCTCCATTTCACGACCGCGACACCGACCCGGCGCGGCCTGGCGTTCATCGATGAAATCGGCTTCACCAACGATCCCAACGCCGCGCAGGCGGGCGGGGTGGTCCTGACGCCGACCGACCGGGTGTCGGCCTCGCTGACCGCGGCCGGTTATACGGAAGACATCGGCTCCGATCCCTTCAGCCTGTGGGTCCGCTTCCGCGTGCCGACCGCATTCCGCGGACCCAACGCCGATTCCATCGCCGGTATCGGTCCCACCTCGACCAGCAGCGTGAACAACGGGTGCATCCTCTGGATTGACAGCGTGGGCGCTTTCAAACTCACCTTCTACGGCGTTTCTGGCGGCAATAGCCGGTTCGGGACGGCGACCGGTTTTCGGACGAGTTACGGCGGGGCCATCGTGGATGTCGTCCTCGTGCGAAACGGGTCTGCGATTCCGACCGTCTATTGTAATGGGCAGCCGTTGACCTTCACGGAGTCCACGACGGGAACGCCTCCCGCCTGGGACAATGACCTTGACGCGCAATACCTGATCGTTGGGAACACGACAGCCTCCAACGGCGCCGTGGCCAGAATTCACCGGGCGGTTCTCTTCAACCGCCCACTGTCGCAATCAGAGGCCGGCGACCTCTCCCGATTCGGGATCTCCGTCCTCGATCAGTGGGGCAGCACCAAGGCGACCATCACCGACAATTTCGATTCGGGGCTTTCGGGATGGGTTGCGACCGAAGGCGCCAACAACACCCTGGTTGCCGCGCAGACCGTGAACGGTTCGGCCGCCTGGGCGACGAACACGAGGACCAACAGTACCGGCCGCTCCGACCTTTCCCGCCAGAACACCGGGGCCTCGATCGGGAAATCCTGGGGCCTTCGTTACCGGGTTTGGCGCACGACCGCGCAACCTTCTTTCTTTGGCTGCTCGGTCGGCCTGTCCGCCGGTGCGTCATCCAAGACCGCGGTGGCGGGGTCCACCGAAACGGAAGTGTTTGTCTTTTGCAGTGCACCCTCCCAGAACACCACGCCAGCGATCCGGATCGAACCCGGGACGACGGCGGCCGCGGGCAACGCAGACGTGACAATTCCAGCCGGCAGCGTCTTCTCTGTGCAGGCGCCGACCGTCTATCAGGTTGGCGTGCTCGTGGACCTTGACTTGGCCATTGGTTGCGGGTCCGCATTCCCTGATCGCTCGGGCCGCTACCACGGCGTGGCATCCGGCACTGGACTGACCCATTACATTCCGACGTGCCCGGTCGAATTGCCATCGGGCCCCGGCACCATCGCGCGCGGCCTGCGCCGGTACACTCAGACGATTACGGCCAAGGACGGGGACACGGTGAGCGTCACCCACGGCCTCGGCACCCAGAACCTTACCGTGGCCGTCTGGGACCAGGCCGGCGCCGCGGTCCAGGTGGCGGTGCAACGCAAGCCAGGCGCAGAAACGACTGCCCTTGAGATTGGCTTTTCCCTCGTGGGTTCGCCCTCCGTGGCGATCCCGTTCCTTGTCGTCATCACGGGCTGAACTTCACACCCAACCCACACCCGCAAATGGACAGAACAGACTTCGACGAATTCCGGGCCGCTAACCCGTCCTCGACCACCTTTGGCTCGATCACCGAGGTGGAATACTTCCCATCGGTCACGCTCTTATCGTCGCCGGAGGAAATCAGCCCGATGGCCATCGGCCGGCATGAAAAGGTCAACGTGGCGGCGGAGGAAGGCACCGGGGAGCCGGAGATTGTGGGCGTGTTCCCGCTCGGCGAAGCCGTGCTTTCCTCGGAAGAGGTGGCCGCCCTCGAAGGCTTCGAACTCTTCTGGACCTCACTGCGGAACGGGCTCCGCGCCAAAGCCCAGGCGGCGCCGCCGCCGCCCCCGCCTCCGCCGGAATGATCCACAATCATCTCAGCGACACCTACGTTTCCGGCCGGCTCATGCTGCCGGCGAGCAAGGTGCCGGCCGGGCTCATGCTCGCCTCCATTGCCGCGAGCGGCGAGGCGGACAAGGTGGAAATCCAGGGCGGCTTGATGCGGTTCGAGTTCGATTCCCAATACTTCCTTCAGCCAACCCGCGGGGACGTAACCCTTGGCGCAACCAACAATCCATTCTACGGCCTCAACACAACCGGGATAGCCACGCAATGCCCGCCCACGGTCGCCCAGCCTTCACACATCGCCGTCTTTCTCGCGGACCCGACCGCCGGCTCCTTGCAGGCAATGGTTGCCATTCCCTGGTCGAACTTCGTGGAGTTCGCAGGCATCCAAGGCCCTACGGGACCCGAAGGCCCACAAGGCCCGCAGGGACCCGCCGGTGTGCAGGGACCGAAGGGCGACCCCGGAGCCACGGGCGCCGCGGGCGCTCCTGGTTCACAAGGTCCAAAGGGCGACCCAGGCGCCACCGGGCCGGCCGGCAATACGGGCGCCACGGGTTCACAGGGCCCACCGGGAAACCCCGGAGCCGATGGCCCGGCCGGCGAACAGGGGCCAACCGGACCGCCGGGCATCCAAGGCGTTCAGGGTCCGCCGGGCGTCAAGGGCGACACCGGGCCAACAGGTGCGGAGGGGCCAAAGGGCGACACCGGCAGCCAGGGACCTCCGGGCGAAAGAGGCCCTCAAGGCATCCAAGGCATTCAGGGCATTCAAGGACCCCAAGGGATTCAGGGGCCCGCGGGTCCCGGGACCTGGCCGCTCACGCTCCTCGCCTGGTTCGTCATGGAATGGGACGGCGGGGCGTGGCAGCCGTGGTCTAAGTCCGCGAATGTGCAATCCATTCTGGACGTGCCCGGTTCCACTGACCGGCACCAGGTCGTGAATTTCTCGCCGGCCTTCGCGAACGCGAATTACTTCATGGAGTCGTCGGTGGTCATGCAGCGCCCTTCCGCGACCGGATACCTCCTGAATGCTCAGATGTACAAGGGCGCAGGTTTCTCAACCGTCAACGCGGCCTACTGCGTTCTCGCGGGCACGGGCGATGCCTTCCCGCCCGAAGTCGGGATGATCTGGGCGGCGCGGTTCTACCGGGTGAACTAAGGACCCTCATGCAACCCCGCGCCATGCTCCTCCTCCTGGTCCTGGTCCTCGGCGGTGTCGCTCTCTTGGCGCCCGCTTGCTCGGTCATCTACGCGGCAAGGGGATCGAGCATCACGACTCACGACGGGGACGTTCTCAACGGGACCAACCGGGCGCTGCGGATCGAAATCACAAGGTAAGGATTCCCATGGGAGACATTACAAGAGGCGAAACCTTCGCGGACGGCGAAGAGGTAAATGCCGCGCGATTGCACAAGCTCGTGGACAACGCCCTGTTGAACGCGGGCGTGGTGAAGACCTCGAACATCGCCGACGGCGCCGTGACCGGGCCGAAGATCGCGGCCGATGTGACCTTGCAGACCGGACAGGTTCTGCTCCCGGAGGGAACGCTTCTGATCGGCGGTCCAGCCGGCAAGGGAATCCCGATCACACCGGGCCCTGAGATGACGGTGGGCTCGACATTCGGCATCGCCGATGGCGGCGTGACTACCGCCAAAATCGCGGAAGGCGGCGTGACGGCCGGCAAGCTGGCCTTGGTCACTCCGACCTCCGCGGGGACTTTCGGCAGCGCCAGCAAAATCCCGGTGGTGACGGTGGACAACAAGGGACGGGTGACGGCGGCAAGTGAAGTCGGCATCAACACTGTCGGGATGGTTCAGATTCTGGACCTCGCCCCCCAGTCGATGCCCTGGAGCCCAGGCCTTCGTTGCGTGTGGGCGAACACGCTCGGGGGGAAACCGCACTTCCTCAACATCTGGGTGGAATGCGTTCTGGACACCCTCGACACCGGCAATCCTTCGACCGAACCCAACGCGAAAGTTGGGGATCGGTTCCTCATCCAGAATTTCTTCTTCAGGAGCGGCGCCGATACCTGGCCCGCCTACTCAATCAACGCCTACAAGAACGGCAGCGGCGCGGAGGAAATAGAAGTCGTGGCCTCCGGCGACGGCGGCATTCTGGTGATGCTGGCCCACTTCACGGCGCGGCACGTCATCATCAGCGGCGGCATCCCACCTCTCACCGATAACTTCCGCATGCGAGGCTACGCACTGAGGGTTCTCTAATTCACCGACCATGAACCTTTTCGAGATGGCGAATCACGTCTGCCAGAAGATCGGCAAGACCGACCCGGAATCGGTGGAGGCCTGCAAGGGCTTCATCCGGCGCCGGCACGAACTCTCTTACTCGTCGATGCTCTTCAAGGATTCTCTGGACGTGTTCGACGTGCCGGCCGCGACCGGGCCCCTCGTGGTGCTCCCCGTCGAAGTCGGCCGGCCCCTGGCGCTCTGGGAGAAGGAATCGGGCATGGCCCTGGACCTTGAGAATCTGGCGACCGTGATCCTGCGCGACCCCATGCGCCTGCAGAAGGGGACTTACGGCACCCTTTCATTCTCCGAGGGCCCGGCCACCGGCTGGCCTTATCCATTGGGCACCGCTTCGCAAATCGGCTTCGTCAATCACGCCGCGAATCCGCCCCTGACCATCACCATTTCCGGCGCGGGTCAAGGCACGCAGCTCCCGCCGGTCGCCGGGGAATCGAGTCAGACCCTCACGGTGCAGCCTGGCTTGTTCGCCGTCTCAAACTTCTGGCAGCGGATTGACCGCATGACCCGCCAGGCGGTGCCGTACCCCGTCCCCTGTTATCAGGTTACCACCGGGGGACAATTCTATTGGCCCGCGGACATGGAGGAAGTCGCCCTGGCGACCGTTCGCCTGGTGCCGCCCATGGCCAACCGGACCGACCTGCAGGTGTACGGAAAGAAGCGGTTCCGACAAATGCAGTCCGATGGTGACTCGCCGATGGTCCGCGGCCTGACCAATGCCCTCCTCGCCTTCGCCCAAGGCGACATGCTTGAGCGCGGCCGGCAATACTCGAAGGCCGCCGCCAAAAGCTCCGAAGGCACTTCCATGCTCACGCTCGCGCGGGATGAGGAAGTGAACCAGTCGGCCTTCGAGGCGCGGGTGATTCCGCAGGTGGGCGCGATGGAGGGAACCGAATCCTGGCTCGAATGGGAATGAACCCGAACGTGGAAAGCGGAACGCGGAACCTGGAATTGACTCCGCACTCCGCACTCCGCACTCCGCACTCATAACGTGGCCCTGCACTTCAACGACGCCCTCGACGATCCCTTGGCCTACGACCGGCAGGCCTCGTGCCAGGCCGGCATGGTGAGTTGGGCCCGCGGCAACCTGCTTTCGCCCGATCAGGCCTCGCTCCTCGTGAACGTGGACGCCGAGACGGACAAGGTGACGATGAACCGGCGAGGGTTCCACGTCCTCGGTGAGGCGCTCGCGGTGGCCACGGGCACGGGCCAGCGGGGCGCCTGGTGGTTCGACTCCGGGAACGTGCAGGTGGTCCTGGTCGCCGCCGGCTCCGCCCTTTACCGGATGGACGCCAACCACACTTGGGAGCTTGTGGACCCGAACGCCGTCCCCGGGACGAGCGGCCCGGTCTGGGGCGCGCAGGTGGGCGACAAATTCTTTCTGTCGGGTTCCACGGGGAACATGAAGGCCTGGCTTGCTGCGGGCCTGGCGCTCGGCGGGACGCCCGGAATCACGATTCTCGACGGGCCGGCCATCGTCGCCGGCTCCACGGGCTCCGCTCTCCTGCACCTGGCCGCCCAGCGGTTCCGGCTCTTTGGCGTCAACCCTCTCGTGCCGGATGAGGTTTACTGTTCGCGCTTCCTGCCGACTCCGCCCGATCCCTTCACCCTGGCCGGGCAGCCAATCCTCCCCTTCCGGGTGGGCGAAGGCGAAGGCGACCCCCTCGTGGCCCTGATCCCATGGAAGGGGCTATTCGGGCTCGTGGCCATCAAGGCCGGCTCCGTGTGGATCATCGACACGACGCCGGCCGGCAACACGCTTACGGCCGCCACCATCACGGCGGACTTCGCCGCTCAACAGATTTCCGCGCGCGTCGGGAGTCTGGCCCCGCGCAGCCTGGCCCGGACGGGGAACGACGTTCTGTTTCTGTCCGGTGACGGGGTGCGGTCCCTGGTGCGGACCATCTCCGATGCGGACGGGGAGATTTCCGAGCCCATTTCCCTGCCCATCACCGATTGGGTCCGCCGCGTGAATCCCGCGGCCCTCGACACCATCACGGCGCGGTTCTGGAACGGCCGTTACCTCGTCTCGGTGCCGCTCGACGAATCCCCGACCCCGACGCACACCTTCGTCTTCAACATCCGCACGAGCGGCTGGGCCATCTGGACGGAAGTCCGGCCCATGGCCTGGGTCACCACCGCCTGGCGCAACCAGCCGGCGCGGTTGTGCTGCCTCGACGGGCGCGGGAACCTCCTCGAATTCCGGGACTGGGTGCAGCCGTCATCGGTCGGCGCGACCGATCACCTTGACCGCTTCGAGCCCACGGCCGGGACCGAGACGCGGGTGCCATGGAAGATTCGGACCCGCTCCCTCAATTGGGGCGACCTCCAAAGCCCGAAGGACCTGGACGGGGTTGAACTCGAATTCACGCACTCCTCGGCACGGATCGACCTGGACGTGATAGCGGACAACGGCCGGGCAATCTCGGTTCTGCGGAACGTCACAACGGGTTTTGGCGGGCTCATTCTGCCCTTCATCCTGCCGGCCATCCTGGGCGAGCGCGGCGTGCGGCGGATTCCCAAGAGCCTCAGCCACGTTCCCGACGCGCGTGAAATTGTCTTTGAGATGACCGAGGCCATTGGGATGACCGACATCGAGGCCGCCAATTCCGTCCTGCTCCGGTTCCGGTCCATCGAGGCGGGCGCCTTTTACGAGACCATTCCCTCGCAGGCATGACGCGCGAATCGACATTGCCCCCGCCGCCCGTAGGAATGGGTTCCGTGCCAGTCGCAAGCCCGCCCGCGACAATCACGCCGAAGGCAATCAGGCCCGGGACAGCAAGGGACTTGCCGGAAACGGCGGAGCTCTGCGTCCTGTTCGCCCGGGAAGCAGCTTCATTCCAGTTCGACGCGGATTATTGGACCTTTGCATGGCGGGAAATCCTCCGAACGGGCGCGGGCGAGATTCTCCTGGCTTGGGCCGACGGGGCCGTGATAGGCGCCATCGGGCTCCTGTACGCGCCGTGTCTCTTTGACGGCCAACTGTACGCCGAAGAGGCCTTTTGGTTCGTGAGTCCGAAACATCGAGGCCAAGGCATGCGCCTCCTCGTTGCCGCCGAGAACGCCGCCCGCAAGAGGGGCGCCAAGCGCCTCGTCATGGCGCATCTCGCGGGACTCAATGACCGGCTCGCACAGATTTACGAGAGACGCGGTTACCACCCGCTTGAAACCAAGTACGCCCTCGACTTATGGCATTCACAACCGCCGCGATAATCGCCGGCATTGCCGTGGCCGGCGCCGCCACGGCCGCCGCGTCCGCGTCCCGCAATAGCCCCGAAGCGCCGGACTACGCCGCCGCCAACCGGGAAGGGATCATGGCGGACCTTGAGACCCTCCCCATCCGCCGCCAGATCGACGCGGCCGCGCGGGCCGGCGCAAAGGTCACTTACATTGACCCCAAGACCGGCAAGGAGAAGACCGCTGACTTTACTGGGCTTGGAGACGCCGACCTTTCGCGTATTCAACTCGAATACGGACTGGAGAGCGCGGACGACATCGCGCGCGCGACCCTCGACTTGCAATCGAAGTACGGGGAAGAGGCCATTCGCCAGCGGCTGAAGGAGCTCGAATTGTCGGACCCGGAAGGATGGGGCATCCGCAAAGAGATGGGCGCCCAAATCCAGAAGGATCTCAAATCCGGGAAGCGCCTCGACGATGCAACCTATGCGCAGGTTGTGGAGTCCGAGCGGGCCGGGCAAGCCGCGCGCGGCAACATCACGGGCCAATCGAGTGCAGCCGCGGAGGCTTTCGGGGTGGGGGAAGCTGGAATCAGACTGTACCAGCAGCGCCTGGCCAACGCCTCGGCGTTCCTCTCCGGCGCGAGCCCGCAAGCCCAGTTCTCCCAGATTTCGGGCGCCCAACAGGGGCCCGTCGCCTTCAATCCACAATCCCCCGCGAGCGGCATCGGAGTGAATCCGAACGCGGGCGCGGCCGGGGCCAATTACGCGCTCGGCGCAACCAACCTCAACCAGCAGGCAGCCCAGTACAATCAAGCCCCCTGGCAGGCCTTCCTAGGTTCCCTGACCGGCGCGGGCGTCGAGGTTGGCGCCAGTGCCGCGATGAACAAATGGGGGGGATGACCTATGGCTGACGCATTCCTAGCGGGTATGGCGCACGGCGCCGGGGCCGTTTCCCGGGGGATGGGCCGCAAGCAGCAGCGGCGCGCCGAGGATCTCGAACGTCAGCGCGTTGCCATCGAGGAACGTCGCCAGACTCAAGCCGAGCTTGACGGGGTGATCGAACGGCGCCGCCAGGCCATGGCGGCCGAGGACCTCGACTTTGTGCAGCAGCAGAAGAAGGACGAGATGAAGCGGTATATGCAGGCCGAAGGCGCCTGGAAGAAGTTCCAAGCCGCGGTTCAGACCATCGAGTGGGGCCAGCCAACCGCGCCCCAGCAATATCAGGCGATGAGTCAGGCGTATCTGCCGGAGATTCTCTACCACGAAGGGGTTCACAAGAAATACGAGGCCTTCGACAAGGTGACGCAGCAGAACGCCCGCTTCCAGGCCGCGAAGATGGCCCAGCAATCGGTGACCGCGGCCATGCACGAGGCGGGGCAGATCGCCCCAGAACTCATGCTGAACCCTCCCAAGACCCCGGAAGGCGAAATTGACTACACTGCGGTGAAGGCTGGCTTGGAGGAGGCACGCAAGAAGAAGTTCGAGGAGGGGATGAAGTGGCGCCAGGCCTACGGGAGCCGGGCACGGACCAGCGCGGGCTCCCGCGGGCGGGTGCCGGTCCTTGGCGATGCCGATAAGGCGATGCTCGCCAGCGAGCTCAAGCTCTTGGGCGACGTGCGCGCGCGCCTCATGGAAATCGACGACAAAGGGACGCGCACCACCCAGGCGGACCGCTACGGGCGGCTCCAGAACGAGGAGCGCAGGATTCAGAAACGCATCGAAGACCTGCGGGCCAAGGCTGCCGTGCCCGAAAACGACGACGAGTTGCTTGCACCGCGCAGGGCGGATCTTCGTGGGCCAGTGGGCACCGATGAAGAGTCACTTGATAGGCGCCCGGCGGACCTTCGTCGGCCGGTGGGAACCGACGAGGAGTTGATTCGACCCCTCGGCGCCGACCACGACGACCCCTTGGGCCTTGGTGAACCGCCCGAGGAATGAGCGAAACACTGAAAGCCATCCGCAAGCGGTATCCCCGCTACGCGGAGGTGTCCGACGAGGAGCTCGCAATTCGCATCGGCGAACGCTTCCCCGTTTACCTCGAACGGGACGCCGGCCTCCGCGAGGAGTTCGAGACGGCCAAGGCCTCAGCCGCGGACCGCCGGAAACGCATGGCAGAGGCGGAGGAGAATGCCGCGGAGCCCTACCAGGAACCGCCCTCGACCGTGGCCAAGGCCGGTTATGCGTTCCTCGGCGGCCTGGCGTCCGCGGTGGCCGACCCGGTGATGGGTGCCGCGGACATCGCTTCGAGGGTCCCCGGCCTAAGCTGGACTCCCGGCGGCCGATCCCTTCAGACCGCCGCCCAGTTAGCAGAGCCCCTTTCCGAGGCTGGCCTTGGCGCCTCCACCGTGGCCGAGGTCACGCCCGGGAATCAAATCGCGTCCGAAATCGCCGGCACCATCGGCTCCGGGGTCGGCTCCGCGGCGTATTCACTGGTTCCTGGAGTTGGCGCCATCGCGGGCCCCGTGGCGGCCGGCCTGCAGTCCTACGAATCCACCCGGCGCGATGCAGAGACCGCCCTGCGCCAAGCCGGCATGAGCCCGGAGGAGGCCCGGGCAAAGTCCTTCAGCATCGCCACCAAGGCCGGACTCATCACGGGGGGCGTCACGGCCGCCTTCAACCGATACGGCGGGAAGATTTTCGGGAAGGGCGTCGAGCGCACCCTGGGATCGGGCGTGCGGAAGGTGGTCGCCGAAGACATCCGCAAGGGAATCGGCCGCGAGGTGGTCCGCGAGACCCTGCGCGAAATTCGCGGTGAGGCGGCCGAAGAAGCCATTGACCAGGCGCTGCAATCGGCCCTCGTAACCTGGGAATACAATCCCAACCTGACCTTCAAGGAAGCCGCCCTTCAGACCGTCAAGGCTGGCATCTACG